CTAATTACCATTATACTCTCGTTATATTTTTCTACACGTTCTTTCAATACACTAATTACTAGTTCTATTCCACGTGCATCTAAACTCGAATCAAAAAGTTCATCGTAGATACTAAAATTAAAGCATACATCTCCTTGCAATCTACGCATATCCATAAAGGTAAATAAACACGCAAGATCCATATTTTTTCTTTCAGCACCACTAAAATTAAAGTATGAACGTTGAGAACCTTTAATATCAACAATCTCTTCTTCAAAATATTCATTAAATGAACATATACAATTAGCGTCCATCTTTTGTAGGTAATAAGCAAGTCTGCTATTGAAGAGCTGAAGTATCTTTTTAACAATATATGATTTGACGCCTTCTTCTGAAACAACAAATTTAACTACGTCCAATACGTTTGTTGTTTCCTTAATTGTATTAAGACTAATCATCAACTTATCAAGTTCCGCTTTCTTTTCATCGATTAAAGTATCAAATTGTGTCGATGCTTGTTCGAGATCTTTTAAGTCTTGATCAAGCATTGTCTGCCATTCATTTAACTGAATTAAACGTGCTTCTCGATTTTGCTGATCCTTTATTTCGAGATTATAGGCGTGAATACTATTCTCCAATGTACTGATTTTACTATTGACTTCGTTGCGCTTTATTAAAAGTTTAGATTCAATATCTGTCTGTTCAGCTATAATTTGTTTATGCGATTCGATATCATTATTAAGTTTTTGTTTTTCTTTCTTAATATGGTCCTTATCAGTCTCTTCAATTGAACGTAAACATGTAGGACATTTATCCTTATCAGTACCGACGGCGCTTATTTGTTTTTGAATTTGTGTGATTAGCGTTTGACTCTCACTTCTTGTATGTCTACAAGCTTGTATTTTTTCATCTACTTTAGTATTAGCATCTTTAAGCTTAGTAATAGCGGCATTGATATTATCGATGCTCTTTTCTTTAAAAGAGTTTATTATTTCTGTTACTTCAATAATCTCGTTCGCGTTATTAATTTTACGTTGAGTATATTTTTCGTGTTTTTGCTTTCGTTCATCGAGAGTATTATCACGTTGACGAATATAACTTCCTAAAGTCTTATCAACTTCCTCATATCTTGTTCCTTCAATGTCGAGCGTTTTTTTATTATCTGTTACGTCTGCTTTTAGTAAATTTGACATATTACTAAAAACGCCAAGGTTAAAAATATCTTCAATAAACTTTCTTTTTTCTTGCTTCTTTTTTGCCATAAACGGAGTTGTATTGTTTATGGTCATAATGACACAATTTTGAAATATCTCGGGGGTACAATTAAACTTCTTCATAATGAAGTCATTTGTATTTGAAATACTATCGCGTGTCTTATCTTCTCCGTTTATATAAATAAAACATTTAGACGGTTCTAGTGTTCTAACTATTTTAATTTCCTCTGCTTGATCAAATTGAATAATTGTTGCTTCTAATACAATTTCACAGCTCTTTTTATTGATACTATTAACAATAAATTCTTTTTTAAGGTCTCGAAGAGTTTCGCCAAAAACGGCAAAGTTAATAGCGTCGGCAATAGTTGATTTACCAACACCATTCTGTCGATCCTCTTTATCTTTATTAATACCTGTAATAATATGCAGACCTCGTTTAAAGTCTACAGAAACAGGTGTATGTCCAACAGAAAGAAAATTCTTTATCGATATTTTGTTAAAATTTATATACTTCATACTTCACAGGCACGCTTATAAAGCTCGGTGCAATACCTGATTATACTCTCTTTATTATCAATTTCTAGCACGTTAATAAACTCTTCAATAGTTGCCTGCATATTAACACCTGTTGATTCGTATCCCTTATCTTCAACATTATAATTATTATCCGTATACGTATAGTCTGTTGTAAATGATAATGGTTTATATACAGAAAATTTTTGTATTAGAGCATCTATTGCATCACTATTTGCTTTCTTATCAACAACAAATTTAATAAAATGTCCTTTAACTATTTCATTAATATCAGCACCTGTAAGAGATTTAGCATTTGTTAGTTCAGTAAGTGATATCTTTTTATGTTTTGGGGAGATAGTATTCTCAAAAAAACTATATTTTAATGTTTCTAGATCAAGAATATAATACCCCTTAATACCACCTAAATCTCCAAAATCCATTTCAAATGGGTTACCTACATATACAATCGTACCATTATTGTATACTCTTTCATCTCTTAAATGAAAGTGACCGGACATTACTAAATTTGTTTTTGATAATAAATCACGTGTATTGAGTCCATGATCACATGTCTTACCACTACTCATTCTAAAACTTTCAATTTCTAAATGACCAAAAATGGCATCTGATTTTTGTATCTTAGATACATTACCACCCCATGGAATAAACGTAAATGTCTTACCAAAAAGTGTGCTCGTAGTTGTCTCACTAATAACAGTTATATTCTTTCTACCATTAAGAATAGAGAGTGAATTAACATCTGATCTATCCTTATAGTACGCATCATGATTACCAACAATCATAATAATATTAAACTTACTTAACCTATCAAGTATAATGCTAGCAACGTGAAGAGTAGAAACAGAAATATCACTTCTATGATGATAGAAATCACCAAGAAATAAAATATCAGTAATATTTTGCTTATCAAGTTCTCCTACAATCCAATCACACCATTCAAGTGCTACTTGATGCCAAGTAGTAGCATCTAAATGCACACCCAAATGTAAATCAGAAAATACCGCAACTTTTGATTTATTTAAAAATAAGTCCACAATTATTCGTCAGCGTCATCACCTGTTGGCTCAATATAGATATGAGCACCATTATTCTCTTCAGGGTTGAGCATTAATTCTGTATAGACTTTATCTCTATATTCATTAATAGCTTCATGATGCTTTTTTTCCTTTTTAATTCTATTAATAAAAGCATGGAAAGCAATCGTTGTGAAATACGAGAATGGACTAAACCCGCAATCAATCTTAAACTTTTTATTCTTTAAAGCTGAATACATTTTTACTACTGCGTCACCAACCATATCTTCTTTATAAGAATAATTTAAGAAGTTTGGTGCATATGAGAGACCATTTGCAATTTTATTAATACTCTCACATAGCTTATCCGTCATTACATCAGTCTTGTAATAGTTTCTAATCTCATCTTCAAATTCTCTACTATTTACATAATGTACTTTATCCTTTGGTTTAATCTTTTTCGGTGCTTCTACTTCATCAGCAATTGGTAGTGACTGAATAATAGCTTCAGGTAAAATCTCTATAACATCACTTTCTTCTTCCATTGGAAGATTAAGATCTAAAATAATTGGCTCTTTTTTAAGCTTCTTACTTTTCTTCGATGTCTTTGATTGCAAACGGGATGTGTTCTTTTTCATAAAGTGCTTGTCTTTTTAATGCATGAGCTGCGCTATAGCGAAGATCATCAGTAATATCAAATATTATAAGCTTAGATTTATCCTTATGCAACCTAAGACCTCGTCCAATTGATTGTACAATTTTAATCTTTGCTTTACCACCGCATGCGAAAATAATATAATGTAAGTTCTTAATATTAATACCGGTAGAAAAAATCTTTGATATAGCAACAACGACAACATTGCTATTTGCCTCCATAAGCTGTCTAACTCTATCACGTTCTTCAACTTCTACTTCGCCACGAATAAAAAAGCATTGTTTTTCAGGCATTAGTTGTTTAACAATATCAAATAGTAATTCTCCGTGTTGAATATAATCAACCATAATAAGAGAATTTTGATTAAGTCCTTTAGCAAGTTTTGCTATAAGTTCATTTCGAAAAACAGAAGTTGTGAGATACTCTATTTCCTCTCTATATAAATTACCGCCATCAGTATGTGGGGGATCTTTTTTATGAATAAGTTTGATAATCTGTATTGAAGCATTACTTACATAATTCTCTTGTCTTAAATCATAGCTATTTTTCTCATAAATTACTGGTCCAATCTTACCAATAATATTCCATTGATCAAGGGCTTCCTCGGGCATTGTACCAGTAAATCCAAATCTATATGGTGTTTTAATCTTTTTAAGAATATCATTTACTTTATTACCTTTACGAATTTTATGTACTTCATCGACAATAAGAAGATCTATATCCTCTAACCAATCTAAATTGCTATTCTTACTCTGTAATATACCGAGATTAGATACTATTACGTTTGAAGAGAGATCTAAATCATCATCACCTGTCCATTTTGACACGCTAAATGGTACACCGTAATCAATAAAATCCTGATAAGTTTGAGACGCAAGTCCTCTATCAGGTACGATAAAGAGACATTTAAAGCTCTGTTTATTATATGCTGACATGTAGAGCTGATGAATTTTTGAAATTAAAGAAGCTGATGTTAATGTTTTTCCACCTGCTGTAGCTAATATAATTGTGCCTCTACCGTTAGAAAGACATTCTTTAACTATCTCTTCCTGGTAATCTCTTAGATCTAATTTAAGAGGATATATTTCATTTTTAAAATCTAATTGTTGATGCCAACCATGTCTTGCAGGTGCTACTTGTTCAAAAATACCTTTGCTATATTCAATCTCACCGACATACTGTTGACTAGTTAAAAATTTTTTTATTTCTGTATATAAACAAGGTTCGAATCTACCTGTTGGTGTGATAGCGTACGTACGAGATGGCATAAACCTACCACGTCGACGCATAAAATGAGCTGCTTCATTCTTTACGGAGAAATGCTCACGTATTTCATCAAACATATCACCTGATAAAATACCAAGTTTCTTTTTCTCATCGTAATCAAATTTTATCATGTAGTTTCAAGCTGCATTATTTTTATAATATTTGAAATATCATATGAGCAGCTACTTAAAGTTTTTTCTGAACGTTCTAGAAGTTCAACAAGAAGTTCATTGTCTTGAATTTGTTTATTAATATCTTGAATTCTACTGTGTCTATCTGCTGTAGCTGCAATAACAGGTTGCGTTAACTTAACAGCACTGGTATGATCAATTTCAGACATAATATCAGCCTTAACTCTATCCTTTTGTTTCTTGAGCTGATTAATATGTGACTTCAGTCTAATCATTCTACCTGTCCACTTATGCTTAATAGCAGGTAATCGAAGTTGATAGTCTTTAAGATTAAGTTCATTAATCTTTAGATCTTCTTCTAGTTCTTTTATATATTCCTCAAGCATTAACCTTAAATATAATATAAGGTACCAAAAAATCAATGAGTAATTTTAATAAACTTGTCGACAAACTCTTAACCGAACTAGCGAATGTCGCGGGTGGCGCTGGAGCTGTTACAGGACCGGTAACTTCTGGAAATTATGGAAATCAATTTCCCTCGCAGAACGATAATGCATATGCACCTGGCGATGCACGAATTCCATCAATTTTAGGTGCAAGACCATCGCGTAAAGTAAAGCGTAAAAAGAAACATAAAAGTAGAAAAGTAGCAACTAAAGTACCTATTCAGCGTAGAAGTGTATATTTGCCAGGAATGTAATAACTATCTATATGGATAGTGGTCATTGGATTTTAAATGAAGGTGTCGAGATATTAGAAAATACTTTTGGTTTTATCTATTTGATTGTTAACACTGTCAATAATAAAAAATACATTGGTAAAAAACAATGTACTAGTCGTATTAAACGTAGACCTTTAAAAGGTAAGAAAAATAGTCGAATTGAACATAAGGAATCTGATTGGAAATCCTATACAAGCTCTTCGAATGAACTTAATGCTGATATCTTAAAGTATGGTAAAGATAAGTTTATTTTTAAAATTCTACGTACTTGTGATTCTAAATGGGCGTTAGCATATTATGAAATCAAAGAACAATTAGGAGAGGACGTACTTTTAAGAGAAGATTATTATAATGGAATTTGTAATGTAAGAATTGGCAAGGCTCCTAAGCAAGAGCTTGCAAAATTTAAATTATGAGGTTATAATGAATTAGTGATTGAGAGCTGCACATTTGATCAATTTAATCTTCAGTT